TTTCGATGCTCTTTGTAGCTACCTAGTAACTTATTTCTAAAATTGGACTCCTTGCTTTCTTTAGTATCGAAAGTTACTATGATATACCCAGGATCAAATCTATGGGCATATTGATAAAGAATTCTAAGGAACCCATAAGTAAGCCCACATTTTACACCGTCCTTATCAAAGAACTTATCGAACTTCACGAAAACTCGATGGGCCAAGTTAGACCCATCGATTAAGAGTAACATTCTATCCTTCTTCGTCTTCATCACTGTCGTCGTTATTATAGGACTCGTAAGAAATTTCTCCATCCACAGGGAAATAGTTATCCTGCAATTCGTTCAGCTGTTTTTTGACCGTTCCTAGAGTATTTATTTCTGCCGCCCTTAATAACTTCCGGCGTATTTTATCATCAGTTGCTATGAGATTGTTAAAATTCTCTTCTCCACGACAGAGATTCTTACCATTAAAACTATAGCTTGCACCATTTCTTTCAATGATATCATTCTCTATCATAATATCGGCTAGGCCAAAGAACCTATCGAATCCCACATCATGATACTTAGCATTGAAGTATACGGGGCATTGTTTGATGCTTGGCATTGGAGGAGCAACCTTATTCTTGATGATACGAATGGTTACCAGTTTGCCAATTCTACGGTCTTTACCCTTAGATTTCTGAGTTATCTGCTTACCAGCAAGGAACTGAAGACGAATAGAGGCCCAGAACTTAAGTGCAGCTCCACCAGGAGTAGTAGAGGGATCCTGACCAAAACCAGTATTCAACTTAGTACGAAGCTGGTTGATGTAGATCTGAGTTACACCAAGTTTATAGAGCAATTCGTTACGAATTCGGAAGTACTTATACAGAGCTTTAGCACGTCCACCCATCTCGCTTTTACCGTCTACCATTTTGGCATCTACATTGTCAGTACAATCAAGAGCTGCAATGGAATCAACAACCAGAAGGATAGGTTCATTATTAGTAAGCTGAGATCTCCAATAGATAGCTAAGTCTGCAATCACATCAGAAACGACCTCAATACGAGTATCGTTTACCACTGTAACATTGTTAGCATCAACTCCATTTAGTTCAGCCCAGCTATTCATGTAGGCCTGTTCAGCATCAACCCAAATGATATGTCCACCGAGTTCCTGGCAGATATGGGCAAAATCATAAGCAAGCAGAGACTTACCAGATGATTCTTCTCCAGCAATTTCAAGGATCTTACCATAAGGTACTCCTCCACCAAGAGCATAATTGAGAGCAAAGAAACTGGAAGGAAGTTTAAGACCTAAGTCCACTACTTCTGAAGCCTCGGTAATAATATTACCGTACTTCCTCATTATTTCACTTTGTGTCGGGATCTTTACTCCCACTTTCTTTTTGGTTGCCATTTTGTTTATTTTTAAGCCATACTCGGTGCATTGATTCCCCAACTATTTCAACGATGATATCTCTCTGCCCCTTAGGTAATTTGCATTGCTTTGTAGTGATTTTAAGGAATTCATCAAGAAAATAGTTAGCATTATAGTTATTAGATTCTACGAGGCTATATAAGGGAGTTCTCTTATAGTTACCTGGATGATAGAATCTTATCTTATATCGGTCAAGCTCTTCACTGATAGTACCAGTAAGAGTAGGATCTTTTAAAATCTCATCAAGACTAATTTGTTCCTGTTCCATGTCCTTATAGATAAATAAGGGGAGGTTGTTGGCCTCCCCTATTTGTTATGAAGAATAGGTTAGATGTCCTTAGCTTTTTTAGCCTTCTTCTTTTTCTTTTCAGAGTCCTTCTTTTTCTTAGGCTTCTCATCCTCTTCCTCCTCGGTGTTAGCACCATTAAGGAATTCGTCGAGTTTCTCCTCGAGTTCATCATAAGAGGGAATCTGCTTACGGACAATTTCCTCAAGATCCATCTCTTCGGTGTACTTAGCCAGAGGCTGCTTATCCTTCTTAGGACAAGCCGTTACTGAATAGGTAGTGTCCATCTTACCAGAACCAGAACGAGTGATCTTGATATCGTATCCTTCCTTCTGATCAGTCATATCGCCCCAATCATCCTCATCAAGGTAGAGGTCGATGATATCCTGATAAACCGAACGAGGGATGAGAATAGCTTTGCGAACATTATCCGGGTCGATTTCCTTTCCCTTTTCATCCTTGTAGAGAGTACCACCTACCAGATAGCGGCGGCGGGGAGTGAGAAGCTTGGCAACAGCCTGATCATCCTCCTTATCCGAGCTTTTAAGTTCCTTGAACTTCTCCATGAACGGGCAAGGCTCATCGAAAGTAGCAGGAGAAATGATACCCCCGAGCTTAGGATCATAGAACTGGATAATTTCCATACCAATTTCCTTGTCCGGGCCCTGGGATACGAGACGAACTCTCATAGTACCTTCCTTCGGGAAGATAAAGCCATTGCCACCACTCTTTTCTGCAAGTTTCTTCTTTCTTGCAAGCATTCTCTCCCGCGTACTCATTTCAGCGGTAGACTTTTTCTTTTTCACGTCTTTTGCCATGATATTAATTATTTGGATTTGGTTCGATAAAGATAATCTCAGATGAAGACATAACGTAGAATTTAGTGTCCTTAAGAGGGTCATTTAAGAAAAGATTTGGTTTGAAAGAAGGGAGAATTTCCTTACCCGCAAACTTACCATAGTGAATTACATCACCAATATTGAGCATTTCATGAGTAGGATCCTCATTAGTGGGACCCTTAGCTACCACCACACCCTTTTTGGGTATTTCCTCTTCAGACTTTTGAGGAAGAACCAGACCAGACTGAGTCCGTTTCTCTTCGGTGTTTACTGCAATAAGAATTCGATTTTCAGGTGGAGTACCCAGCAAAGCTGAGTTAAAGGTACAAGCCTCATCCCCCGTGATAAGTTTATAATCAATCTTTTCCATAATGTTAAAATGTGTTACTTTTCAAGTCGTATATTTGCGTTTAATGATCTTAGAACTGATTCCCGTGATTCATATGCTCTACAAATGCTAATAAGTCTAGAAGCTTCGTATGATGCCCGTAGATAACGGTCCTCTGCAGACTTAAACTTCTTATTCTGATTAGCCTGATGAGTGGCATATTCATTACTTAGTTTACTGTTAGAATTTTTAAAGAATAACCATAATTCACTGAATATACGGTCTTTCTCTCTTTCTAACTTGTCCCTCTTTTTAATGGCTTTATCTTTCAACGTGCAGAGAAAAGCATAGTTTGAGGGAGATTCTCTAAGATGATTGTCAATGAGCGATTCGTTGATACTGAGTTCTTCTGTGATGTTGATCTGTATCTTCTTTCCGTTGTACTTAACCTGTAGCTTGTCGTTTTTGATCTGGCTTATTTTTTCCATTGCTTACCTTGTTCAAATAATTCTGGAAATACCTTTGGGTAATCCTTAATTGGAATGTCCTTGAACTTCTTGTGCTCTTCCATGTATTCTTCAACTGAGAAATTCGGGTCGAGCATTTTATTATAGTCATACCCAGGAATAAATGGTAATTCTTCTGCCATACTACGTCCGATGACTAGATCCATCGCCATAGTAACGTCATCAATCTTGAATCCAAAGTATTTTTTAGTTTCTGGATCTCTAAGTGTATCCCACAACTTCCAGACTGAGAATGTATTGATGTACTCTGGCTTTGCATTATAATATATGGCATCATGTACTGTGCATACCTCATCCATAGGAGGACAATATCCCTGCTTCATATCATAATACAGAAGGATAGACCCAAACATAGTCATAAGACTAGCGGCAGATTGACAAGGGAAATTAACTGCAAGCCGGATTGAGTATGCTACATCTTTATTATTTTCAGAGAAGATACCAGGAAGTCTACGTTTTGTACCAAATAAAGATGTTATATATCCTTGTCTCTTTAACAGTCTCTCCTGAGAATTCATGTACTTCCTAATCTTAGGATGCTGATCGAAGTAATCATCCATCATCTGTTGAGATTCTTCTGGAGTAACAATGATTCCATTCTTAGGGTCAGACAGCTTAGTAGCAAGAAGTTTAGCCTGAATACCATAGATCAGACCGAATACAATTTGTTTAGCTTGTTTACGTCTGGTCTTCCATATCTTATGGTCTGGATGTTCCTCATCAGAATAAATCTTATAGGCTTCGTCATAAGAAACTCCATACTTCTGAGCAGCAATAGCCAAATGAGGATCTTTATCTTCCCTAAAAGCTTTAAGATAGGTTTCATCCTGTGAAAGATGAGCCATGATTCTTAATTCAGCCTGAGAGTAGTCCTCTGCAATATACAATGTACCAGGCTTTGCAATAAGTTGCTTCTTGATATTTGGATCAACTGAAGTCTTAGGAACTTGTTGAAGATTTGGTTCAGAACTACTTAATCGACCAGAAGTAGTACCATGAAGATGGAACTTACCGTGTAAGCAATTATCGTCCTGTACGTCCTCGGACCAGCCAAGGATATAAGTCTTATACATCTTCTGCAAACCTCTCAATTCGAGAAGTTTGTCAAGGAAGATAGCTTTCTGGGATTCT